GTTGAGCGTCCTTTGCCTTTTGCGGGAGAGCCCCAGTTTCACACCCGACGACGTGCTAGCGCTTCGTCGCGGCATCGATGTCCACACCTTGTTGCCGTTTAAGTTTACCGTTCTGACGGACAGCAGTTTTGATTTTGGGCCTTCTATCAGGAAGTTGCCCATCAAACACCCGGAGTGGCACCCGAAGCATAACAAGTTGGAGCTGTTCCGGCCAGACGTGGTCAACGACGAGGACCGGTTCTTTTACGCCGACTTGGACACCGTGTTTTGTGGGAATCTTGACCCGTTGTTTATGTTGCCGGGTCGGTTGGTGATGCTCCAAGACTTCTTGTATGGGCCCAAGTTTGCTTCCGGGCTGATGGCTTGGGACGCTTCTCTAGGCAGTTACCTTTACCATAAGTTCGCTGCCCTAAGCAAAAGAGAACGGGACATCGGCTACAAAATCGGGCTGGGCAACGGCGACCAGAAGTTCATCCAACACAATTGTGGTTTCCGTCCCGTTCTGTGGCAAGAAGAGTTACCCGGGCGGGTGGCGAGTTACAAAGTCCACTGCAAAGAGGGGCTCCCCCCGGGCGTGTCTGTGGTGTGCTTCCATGGCGACCCCAAACCGGGCGACGTCGAAGACGAATGGGTGTTAGAATGCAGGGCGTAGACTTACCACCCAGGGTCCTCCCGGCGCCCCGCCTTCAGACTGCGCCAGCGAATGACTACACGGGTCCAGTTACTGTGGCTTGTGTATTGCGGCGGTCAGAAATGTACGACATGCGCGACGTCGAACTGTTGTATTCCTCCGTCTGGTTACATTCCTCGCGTTCCATTTCGTTCGTTTGTTTGACTGACGAGCCCACTGCGCCAGAAGGCATCACGATAGTGCCACTGGAGCACCCGGAGTGGGAAACCAAACAGTCAAAAGTCGAGTTGTTTCGTCCGGACTTGGACCTTGGGCGGGTGCTGTACATTGATCTCGACACTTTAGTCGTGGGTTCTCTGGAGGACATCTACTCGTATACCGGCGACTTTTGCATGCTGGCCGATCTAGAGGGTAAGCCCCAAGTGTGCCGGGGATCCGGCCTAATGGCGTGGGGGTCCGACGTCGACTGGGGTATTTATGAGGCATTCGAGGCCCTGGACGACACAGTTCGGCAGGGCGTTTACCGGGTGGGCGGCGGCAGATCGGACCAGTTGTTCATCCACCACCATACTCCTGTCAGGCCACACGCGTTTCAGAGTTTATGGCCCGGGCAGGTGGTGGGGTACAAATCCGAAGCGGGCGAAAATGCCCGTGTAGTGTGTTACTGGGGGAGAGGGAAACCCGATAGATGCCGATAGACTTTGGCCCGTATCAGTTTAGGCACCCGGCGACCATGATTTCTCATTTATGCAACGCCCACAGGTGGGCCACAGGCGCTGAGTTGGGACTGTTGCAGGGCAGGACTTTCAAGACGCTCTTGACTGATTGCCCCCGGCTTCAAATGTTAATCGGCGTAGACCCATTTGTATATATGCCTGACGCCCCGGGCGGGAAGGTGTATTCCAAGGTGGATCATGCGGCTAATGAAAAGTTAGTCGACGAGATAGCTCTGAAGTTTTCAACGCGGTGCGTCGTCCTGAAGGCTACCACGTGTGAAGCTTCCAAGCACGTGACCGACGGTTCTTTAGATTTTATATATATCGACGCCGACCATTCTTACGAGGGGGTTTCCGCCGACATACGGGATTGGTGGGTTAAGTTGAAAGTTGGGGGGTGGATGCTGGGGGATGATTACGCCGACGACTTCCCCGGTGTTGTGAAGGCAGTTGCCGAAAGATGGAGCCCGGCAGTGCCGATTGGGACAAAAACAACAGGGCCACAAGAGCGTGTTCACTTGATTGCGGCACGAACTTGGGCGATGCAAAAAGAAGGATAACTGGGCAATGGACTATGATGAACTGACTCCCCGACGTCACGTTCCACATCTTTTGAACATTCTGAAAAACCACCCCGACTGGACCAAGGGCGCCGAAATTGGGGTAGCCCAAGGACGCACTCTGAAGGCGGTGTTGGAGACGTGCCCTAACTTGGTCATGTTGGCCGTCGACGCTTGGGAGTATGTGCCGGATTCCGAAGACACCGGCATGTACGAAGGCATGGACCACGCATTAAATGAGCAGTGTGTTCGTTTGGTGGCGGGGGCCTTTCCTGACAGGGTGGGTATATTGAAGGGGTACAGTTGGGGGATGGCGTCGTTGGTTGGCGACGGTACCCTTGATTTTGTCTTCATCGACGCCAGTCACGCTTACGAAGAAGTCAAGGCCGATATCAAGTGCTGGGCGCCTAAGGTCAAGCCCAACGGGTGGATACTTGGTCATGATTACTGCGAACGGTGGGACGGTGTGCGGCGGGCTGTTGATGAATTGCTTGGTCCGCCCCTGGAATTGCCAGAAACGCTCTGGGCCCATGAGAGAGCGGCATTTGGGTAAAATCATCGGGATAGGCATGCCGAAAACGGGTACGGCCAGCCTCAATCGAGCGCTCCAAATACTGGGGTTCAAGTCTACCCACGGGGCTGGGGTGCGGGCCCAATACATCCGGGGTGACTATTCGTTCGTTGATGACTTCGAAGCCGTCACCAATCTATTCGAACATATGTACCCCGTAATTGACGTGGCCTACCCGGGGACGCGTTTCATTTGGACTTATCGCGACATGAAGTCGTGGCTTCGTTCGGTGTCGTCCGCGTACAAAGTGCGCCCGGAAACGGAACTGGCTCTAAGGGCGTGGTTGGCTGCGTTCCACCATGCCGATTTTGACCGGGCAATTTTTCACCGGGTTAATGAAACTCACAAACTGGGGGTCGATCGGTATTTCCACCGTCGATCACGTGATATTTTGAGGATGAACGTCTGTGCCGGTGAGGGATGGGAGAAACTTTGCCCCTTCTTGGGGTGCCCCGTGCCGGTTGGCGTTCCTTTCCCACACGCAAACAAGAAAAAGGAGAAGTTGGATGTGGTTTGTCCCGACGCGACAACGTCCTGACAGGTTACAGACCTTTTTGGACGCCTGTGAAATAACGGCCATGGTTATGCCGGGCCTGATTATTGTTGACGGCGCCGACGGGGGCGATTACTCTTCAGTGAGGGTCCCCCATAACTGGCGCCTTCAAGTGGGCCCCAAACAGCTTGAGACGTGTGGGCGGATGGACGACTATTTCCACCACCACCCGTACGCTCGTTTTTACTCCATAGTCAACGACGACGTGGTCCCCCTCACGTTTGGTTGGGACTGTGCGTTGGCCCTGGCGGCGGGTGATTGGAATGTGGCCTATCCGGACGACTGCAACAACGGCGTGGCGATGGCCACCCAGTTTGTAGTTGGCGGGAAATTGGCCCGGGCTGTTGGGTCGCTTGGTTTGGGCTTCCTTCACACTATGGTGGACAGGGCTTGGATGGACATTGGGCGGAATTTAGGCCGTTTAGTCTATCGCCCCGATATTCAACTTCGCCATGATCACTGGACCACTGGCCGTGGGAACCACGACGGGGTCTACCGTAAGACGTTCAACGGCGAGTCAACTATCCCCCACGACAGGGCCCGGTACGACCAATGGTTGATTGACGAATTCCCGGCTCTGATCGATCGTTTGTCCCGTGTCGTGCCCCCTCCGGTTGAGGAGGTCGTTCGATGCGTATCTTAGTATTGGGCGGCGACGGGTACACCGGTTGGCCTTTGGCCATGTCGTTTGCTGCTGACGGCCACGATGTTACTGTCGTGGACGATTACAGTAAGAGGACCCTTGCTCGGAAGTATAAAAGGGGGCCACTCCAGGATTGTCCCACTATGGAAATTCGGAGTGCTCTTTTTGAGCGGGCTACCGGGGCTAAAATAGACTGGCACGTGCTCGATATTCTCCATTACGACAGTTTGTGTGACTTGTTGATTAAAGTGACCCCCGAAGTCATTGTACATTTAGCGGAAATGCCTTCGGCGCCCTTCTCCATGTTGGGGTACGTCGAAGCTTTTCACACGCTGAATAATAACCTCAACGGGACGCTGGCCTTAGCCCACGCGGTCATCAACTTTGCCCCTGACGCACACGTCATTAAACTGGGCACGATGGGCGAATATGGCACCCCAAACGTACCCATCAACGAAGGTTGGTTGGACGTCAGGAAGGCCTGGCGACACCACCGTTTCTTATACCCCTCCGAGCCCGGCAGTTTGTACCACGTGACTAAAGTGCAAGACACCCATATGCTGTGGCTCTACACAAAGATACACAGTCTTCGGGTCACGGACGTCATGCAAGGACCGGTCTACGGCGTCACGACCAACGAAACTACTCTTGGTACCAAACTTGGTACCAGTTTCTTTTACGACGACGTGTTTGGGACTGTCATCAATCGTTTTGTGGCCGAAGCAGTATCTGAACTGCCCCTGACCGTTTACGGGGCGGGCGGTCAAAAGCGGGGATATCTCCACTTACAGGACTGTGTCGATTGTATCAAGCTGCTGGCCCAGAACCCGCCGATACCCGGGGAATTTCGTATAGTGAACCAATTGGCATCTTTCCACAGCGTAAGGGAGCTGGCCGAGTTAGTCCGAAGTGCTGGGGTCAAGATGGGGCTAAACGTCTCTGTAGCTCATCTTGATAACCCCCGAGTGGAACAAGAGGAACATTTCTACGAAGTTGAGTCCAACACCCTGGGAGAGTTGGGGTTCCGGTCCGAGGGTTTGAGCGAAGCCCGGTTGGTGGAGTTCCTGCAGTTCTTGGCGCCTCTTGTTGACCATGTAGACCAGGGGAAAATTCTGCCCCGTCATAGTTGGAGATAGCACGATGTCAACTGGTAACTTGATGGCGCAGGACGTACGGGCTCTTTTGAATGATCTGGGCCAGAGCATCACTCTGCAACGGGTTTCCGAGGGCGCATACGACCCAGCCACGGGTACCACGGGGGCGCCCACCACGACAGGGGAAACCGTCAAGGTGGCGTTCCAAAATTACGCCGAACGGTTTATTGACGGTTCCGTTGTCCAGCGTGGCGACAGGTACGCCCTTGTTTCCCCATTTGGGGCGACAGGTGTCGCTTTGGTCAACCCGCCCCAGCCCGGTGATAGGTTGCTTGGCGAGGGCGACACCGTTCGGATAGTCAACGTGGATGTGGTTAAGCCCAGCGGGCAGGTGGCTGGGTACGGCTGTCAGGTGAGGGAATGAGCAAACTACGGCTCAAATACAACAGAAAGACTATTCAGCTTCGGGATTTGGCCAAGCATGGCCGCGTGTCCCTTGAGACATTTGCTAAGGAAGTCACCCAGGAGCTGGCCGAAGAAGTCATTAAGAGGACCCCGGTTGACACTGGGTTTTTGCGCGGTTCGTGGTTTTCGGCGCTCAACACCGCCACGGGTTTCTTTTCCGGCGCCGCTGATAAGGGCGGCAGGACGACGGCGGGTCAAGTAAAACTGAAAATCAGCCAGCTTAAGATAGGGGACACAGTGTATGTTCTCAACGGCGCCCGGTACGCGGCGATAGTTGAAACGGGGACGTCGAAACAAGCCCCTAACGGTTTCGTGCGTACAACCGTCAACGACGCCCGGGCCATAGCGGAACGTGTAGCTAGGAGACTTGCAAAGCGATGACGATTTTTAATGCTCTTAGGGCAGCGCTTGAAGGCGAAATAGCTAACGTGTCTGGCATCCCGTCCAGCGCTAATCGTGCATGGGAAAACGTCAAGTTCAACCCAACCCCCGGCACGACTTGGGTTCGCATGACCCTCTTACCCGGGGAGCAACGGCCAGCCACGGCGGGCCTTACTCCCCAAGTGTTGTACAGCGGTCTGTTCCAAGTGGACGTTTTCGCCCCGGAGGGTGATGGGGCTGCTGACGCTGACGCCCTGGCGGATGCCATTCGTTCCTCTTATTCCCCCGGGGATTCTTTCACTTCTGGCTCCACCGTCGCCAGAATCAACTGGTCTGAACGTGCCCAGGGCCAAGCAGACCACCCGTGGTATCGCGTGTCTGTCACAATCTCGTGGTACACGTACGCCTAAACAGGAGTAACTAGCATGACGTTCGCCCAGGGTAGTCGCAGTGAACTTAGGTACGTTGTGGAGTCGACGTTTGGCGTCACTCCCTCGTCGCCTTCAATGATTGTCTTGCCTTTCAATACCCATTCCCTTTCGTTGACGAAGGAACGGGTCCAAGGCAACGAAATCAGGTCGGATCGTATCCCCCGTGTGGATCGGCACGGAAACCGGTCTGTTGTCGGTGATGTCGTCGTTGACCTTCGGGCCGACGACTTCGACGACTTGCTTGAAAGCGCCTTCTTCAGCGCGCTGGACAGTTCCGGTGTCATGTCAATCGGGACCACGCCGAAATTTATGACAATCGA